GAACGCGGCCAGCGATCCGACGCAAACTCCGAGGCCGATGCCGTTGCCGACGTCCCGCGCGATCACATCGCCTCGCCTCGCCATTGTAGGATGCACCACTTGACCTCCTGCGCGCTCGATCATCGCCTCGACGCCGCCGCCAAGCTCGACGAAGCGCATCGCGGGCAGCGCGGTGGTGTAGCGCCCGCGGTAGTCCGCGGCGATGTCTCGCCCGGTCGCGGCCAGCACCCAATCGGCGGCAAACAGGCAGCAGTCGTTGCTGCCCCAAGCAAATGGCATCCGCCGCCGCTCCTCGATGAAGCGCGAGAGCAGGGCTGGTCTGTCAGTCGTTGTCATCGATAGCCGTCGCCCTCCGTCCCGGTCATATCGCCGCCGTCCCAGTTAATCGCCTGCGTCTGGTTTGGATTGCCCCAATAAATCGCCTTCTCTTGGATGTCGTTTACGAACTCCAGCCCAACGTCGCCGGCGAAAAGGTTCTGCTGCTCCTCGTCGGTGTACCGGATCTCGCGCGGTCGCTTGAAGTCCATCAGCCGCGACTCCGCGGTCATCGTGATCTGAGCCGTCTGCCCATCATCGCTCACTTGCATCACATCCATCTTGCCTTGGAAGACCGTCACCGGCGACGAGATCAGCGTCCCGGCGGTGGGCGAGAGCGCGCCGAAAAGGATCGTGCAGGCGCGGCCTTGATAGTTCTCGGTCAGCGCGAGCGCGACGTTGGCCGTGGGCACGCCCGAGAGGCGCATCGAGATGCCGCGCGCCGCGAGGTCGGTGGTCTCCTCGATGGGTGAGATGTCGCCCAGCGTGCCGATTCCTAGGTACGTCACGCCTCCAAAGCCCAGCGACCCGTAGCCCGACCAGAGGTAGACCGGCGTCGAAAACTGAAGGTTGGCGAGCAAGATCGGAGCGAGCTGCGTCGCAGTCACCTCGGTCACCATCGAGGCGGAAAGTGTGCGGCCTGCGGTCGTTATGCTCATCAGGCGACGTCCTCAACGATGGCAAAGCTCACTCCGTAAATTTTGGCGAGATCGATTGACCAATCGGTGCTCGGCTCCGCGAGTCGAAAAACTCCTTGTGCGTTCGCATAGGTGATCGCGGTGCCAGCAGCATAGCTAGCGCGCAGCACCGGGAAAACATCGACGCTACTCGACGAGTTGACCTGCACGACCTTGTAGAGCGACGTCGAAATTTGTAGCCAGTCGCCCAGCGCGAAGGAGCCAGTCGCTCCGCTGAAGGTCAGCGTCGAGGTGTTAGCCGTTGCGGTAGAAACGGTGAGCGTGCCGGTCACGCCGCCGCGGTTCGTCTGGTTTGCGTAATCGCCAAACAGAAACGTGCCGCGCTGCGCCGCCAGCAGGAACGCGACCACGGCCTCGGCGTCTGCACGCACCATCGGCGGGCATTCGACCTGACCGAACCACGCCTGACCCGGCCAGTTGTACTGCTGCACTTGAAACGTGAACGGCGACACATTGCGCGACGCCGCGCTGACTCCGGTCAGCGAAAGCCGCGCGATGCGGAACGGCGAAGGCGGCGTGAGCGGATAGGTGAGAGCCATAGATTAGGCGAACGCTGCGCGGTAGGCGCCACCGCGGCGCACCATATCTGGGATCTCGGCCTTGAGGCGCTTGCGCTCGGCCTCGAGGATCGGCACAAGTTCGCCTCGCGTGACGCCGGCGGCGATGTGGTAGTTCACCGTGACGCCGCCCATCGCGGGCGAGCCGCCGCTGGAGCGCATTGCGGAGTTGGAGATGATGCGTCCAGACGTCGATGGCACGAACAACTCCGGTCCGCGCTCGCCAACGATTGCCGGCTGGTTTCCCGAGATGGGTCCACCGCTAGCAAAAAATGGCAGCGTCTTAAAGAAAGAGCCGATGCCCTTGGCGAGCGGCTCGGTGATCTGCTGTCGGAATAGTAGGCCAAGGAGATCCTGCGCGAGCGCCTGCAAGGTGTCGCGTAGGTTCTCGCCAGCGAGGACAGCGTTCTCGAAAGCGCCTGCCGTAATCTCGCCAGCCTCGCGCGCAACCTTGCCTTGCTCCTCAAGGAGCTTGTTCAGCTGCGCGGAAACGACGCCCTGCTGCTTGAGCTTTTCATTGATCGCGTCCTGAGTTGCTCCAATGGGTCGACCGAGTTCTTCGAATGTAGCCAGCGCGACGTTTAAATCAGTGATCTCCACAATGAGTGCTGTATAGCGTTTTCGCAAACCGTCGATCAAATCCGCCTGCGAAAGCCCGACGCGCTGCGACTCGGGCAGAGTCTTGTTGAGCTCGTCCTGCGCCTCCCGAAGCTCCTTGCTCAAGGCGACGTTGGTTTGCTTGGCGTCATTGATTAGTCGCTGCGCCTCGACCTCTCTTGTGGCGGCACCTACCGGATCCTTTCCGCGCATCGCGTCCGCCTCGGCCTGCATCGCCTTGGCTCGCTCAACTGCAAGATCAGCCCGCTTGCCCTCGCCGATCCCGATCAAATCAAATTCTTGGCGCAGCTTCTTTAGCGATTCGCCGCTCGCGCGTATCTCCTTGGCAAACCGCTCGGCGCGCAACTCGTCGACGCGCTGCTTGATCTGGCCGTCCGTCAGCGGCGAGAACGCACTCGCCATCTGAAAGCCCACCTGCGCCAGCGCCAGCGGGATCGCGGTCAGGGTCTTCAAAATGCCGTTTATGGCATCCTCTAATCGCAGCGCGGTCGCGATCTGCTCGTCGCTAAAACCTATATCCTCGCCAGCCGTTATCACCTTATCTAGTCGCTGGCGCATCATATTGAGCGCCCCAACGACCGCCTCGCCACCGAATGCGAGCTTTGTTATCTTTGCGATGACTTTTGTCTGACTCTCGAGTCTCTGCAAAGAATTTTGCACGCTGGCGAACGCCGCCCTTGTCTGATCCACCGCGCGAAGAGTGAAGGTTGCGCTAGCCATTTGATTTCCTCACTCGGTTTTGGTGGTGGTAGTAGGCAAGCCAGCCCTGCATCTCGTAGGCTGGCATCTCGAGGACTTCGTGCGCGAACTTGCCGAGCTTTTCCGCGAGCGCATAGACGGCGAGGAGGTCGGCGCCAGCCTCGCCGCCGGCTAGTTTTTTAGCTCGTCAACCTTTGGCGCCTCCTCGGCAAGGATGGCGTTGGCGACGCGACCGACCACGTTCGAGTCGGCCTTGTTGAGCAGGGTGGGCTTGTGATCGACGTTGAACAGCTTTTGTCCGTTCGCGTCGCAGGCTTTCAAGATAAGGAGATCGACGAGCAACTCCATATCGCTTTCCTTGCTCTTGCGGTACAGCCGGTTCTTCTCGGCCAGCGTTACCGGCCCGGCATAGATGGTCAGCTTCCACTCAGGCACCTCGATCTTGCGGGTGCCGAGTGAAGCGAAGTGCTCACGAACTAGGTCGATTGGGTCCATTCAGCACCTCAGACCGTCAAAGTCGACAGCGTGCCGTTGCCCTCAATCGTGATCGAGCCTTCGATCATCCCGTCGAACGCGGCGCTGATGTCGAACTTGGTCACAATGCCGCCGCCCGAATAGTATGTTGAGGTGGCCGCGATGCCCTCTGGGTAAAGGTTCACGGTCACCGCCGATCCAATTGTCAGCGCAATCTGGCCGGCGTCGACCTCGTCCCAGAACAAGTCGCCATTGACACTCCACGTTTTAAGCGTAGCGCGGCGCGTGCGGAAAGTGTCACCGATTACCGTGTCCTCGACGACATCCGAAGATTGCGCGAGCGCATAATTTCGGATCTCTCCGATGGTCGTTGATGAAATTTTGAAGACGCCTTCGCGGCCCAGATGGTTAGCCATATCAGTCGGTGGTTAAGTAGATACAGTTGAAGTTATGGCGGGCGGTTCCCCACCGGAAATTTTCGTCTGGCTCAATCACATAATCGACGCTCGTCAAATGCAGATCTCGGCAGAGCCCGCCGAGGGTGACGTCTGACAAAACCGCGGCCTCCACCGCATCCGAGCCGGTGTCGAAGAGATCGTCGATGAGCGTCGTTGAAGTCTGCGCGGTGAAGTATTCAACCATCACTTGCAGCACGCGGTATTGCTGCCGATTGGCCGGCGCCAGCGCCCGCACCTCAATGTCCTCGTGGACGGCGTAAACGGCGCAGGACGGGAAGGAGACCGAAGCCAGCGTATTGTTGCGGCCTTTGAGGATGTTGGCCGTGACGACCACGCCCTGAGTCGTGAGCGCGTTTGCGATGGCGTTGCGGATGTTAGTGCGCGCGCTCATTGAGGCATATTTTCCTGCACTCGACCGGCACCATCGACGCGCGCAAAACCAAGGTTCACCGCGCGATTGGCGAGGATGGCATCGACCTTCTTCAGCGTTATTTTTTTGCGGAACTCTAAGCCTGCCGCCACATATCGGTCAGGGTTTGGCACCTTGATGCCAGTAGCCGTGCCGATCACATATGGATTTGCTCCGAAGTTGACGCTTGAGGTGCCGGCCTTTGGCGCGTGCCGGCGGACCCACGCCGGGATGCGGATGCCGCAGGCAAGAGCCGCCGAGGCAAAGCCGGCCTTGGCCCAGCCGACCCGCGATTGAACCCAATTTAAATACTGATCCGCGGTGTCGTTTGAAATCCACATCTGATCCTGCACCTTCCATCGACCGATTGTGTTCTGAGATACATAACCGATGCGCCCGTGGTTATTCCGATACCTCAAATGGAAATTGCTCATCTCGGCAATCGATGCGCTCGGGCGCCAGAACTTCCAGTAGATTCGGATGGTCTTTGAGGTTTCCCAGCCTAGTCGGACGTTGACCGTCTCTGTGCGGGCGCGCTTTGGAGGACTAACTGTAGAATTTCCGATGCGCTGAAAGATTCCCAACGAAGTTGCAATCTTCTGCCTAGCCCCACCGCCAACCCGGCGACTCCTCCCGCCGAACAGATCCGACTTGATCGCGTTCTCGCCCTGCTGCTTTGCCTTCAGCGTCAAGCCCGAGCCTCGAGGTTTAGTCGTGCCTGACACCGGCGTCGGCGGGATGATTAGCATTATCGACTTGGCGACGTTGCCGCCCTCTTGCTTGATGACCTTCCCGAGATCAACGCGCGCGGCCAGCGCGAGACGCTGCAAGCTGTAGTCCAGCTTTGACGAATTCAGCGAAACGGAAATCATATGACCTTGCAGACGTCCATCTCGCAGCCACTTCCCTCGGCATCGAATCTCACTTGCTCGACAAAGTAAGTGACTCCCGCGAGGCCGCACGTTGTGGCAGGAGCGGGCGTGCCGGCAATTTGCGAGGTCGTGAAGAAGACCGTGAACTTAACCTCGTCGCGGCGCTGCTCCTCGAAGTCACCGAACATCGTCCGGCTAGACGACCAGACGCCCGTGACTGTGCTGCCGAGGTAGGCGAACGTGATGCCGGCCTGATCGAGCACGGCGGCTTGATCGGCGGCAAGCTGGGTCGGGTCAAAGTCGCGCACGGCCATACCTAATCGGCAAGTGTCACAACCTG